AATGAATCCAGTTTGGTTTAATTTTATTGATGAATACAAAAACTTTGGCGAAGGCAGACAGAATGGAAATATAGCACAAGAAATGGCAGAGATAATACCAGAAGCGGTTTTTGTAACCGCATCAACTGGGAAAATGGGTATTAGTTATGACCAGCTTCACGCAGTATACATCAAGGCAATTCAAGAATTAAAAAAAGAAATCGACATTTTAAAAAACAAGTAAATGAAAACAATCACAGCTATTACTATCTGGCATAATGGACAAAACAAGCAAGCAGATATACTCAATGCATTTGCGGTTAACGTAACATTAGGGAAGTCCGCTGAATTTTATTACACAATCTCAAATGAAACGGAGCAGTTAGCATTTGGGAACTTAACACTTGAAGGCGAAGATTATCAACAATGGGATGCAGATGTATTTGCTTGGGGTTGGATTGCAGAGCAGTTGAACTTGACTATTATTGGGGATTATGCCAAGCCACAAACACAACCCAATAATTAACTATATTTGACACAAATGCAACCCTATGAAAACTGAAAAAGAAACACAAACAGAACCAACACCAGAAAACCAACCAGAAGCACAAACAGAAGTACAACCAACCCCAAAAAAGTTAAAAGTAGAATTGGAAGTACAAGAATGGGAAGCAGTATTGGCAGTCATTGAGCAGTCAACATCTCCGCACATTCAAGTTAAGGCAGTAGCTGCTGAATTAGTTAAACAATTACAACCGCAGATTAAAGATGACAAATAACAACGCTGATTTAGCGACCATAGTTTCAGTATTAGGCGCAATGCTAAGTATTGCAAATGTGCAACCGATAGTTACATTAATAGCTTCTATTGTCGCTATTGTCAGTGGAATATTTGCCGTCAGGTATTACATTAAAGCAACTAATAAAATCAAATGATTAAGAACGGAATAATATTTATTTTGGGTTTAGTGTGTTTGTTTTTGTTTGAACTTAGGATTCCAACAAGGACAGTTACTAAAACTAAAATAGATACCGTTTTTACTGTGAAAACTTTCACAAAGCATACCAAAGGAGATAGAATACCTTTTAAAGTTTTAGACACGATTTTCACTAATACAAAAAGCTATGATACAACATACATTGTTAAAGATTATAACCAAGCTACGGAGTATTTGGATTCAATCAGACAAGACAGTAACCTCTTTGTCATCACAGATACCATCAGCCAAAACAGAATCATCGGCAGATCATTCCAAGCCAAAATCCAAGAAAAAACAATCACAATAACAAACAATATAGAATCCAAAAACAAAGCGGCTTTATACATAGGCATAAGAAGCGATATAACGAGAGATTTAGGTAAAGTGAATCACAACATTAGCCTATCATTTAAAACTCGGCAGAGAGGCTTATTTAGCGTTGGTTATGGAATGAGTGGTTATTCAGTAGGTTATTCATTAAAATTATAATTATGGCAATCAAAGAAAAAGTAAATTTAACAAATCCTTTACCAATAAATTTTAAGGATTTTAGTAAAAACCCAGTGGTGGGTACAATGTTCTTAGTAATCATTGGCATTAGTGCTTTATACATTGATATTAGAAGCACGTTTCATGAGCAAATTGATAATCAAGGAGCAAAAATCGAGAAACTTGAAGCTAAAATGGATGCTATGAGTCAATCATTAATTAAGTGCGAGGGTGCAATGAGTGGAGCATCTGCAAAGTTAAGCACGTTGGAATCATTAGGTAAAATTCAGAAAATCAAATGAGATATTTAGTATTCATACTTTTCATAAGTTCGTGTAGTACAACAACTGAACACGAGCAGGTAAACAAATACGATACTTTACTATTAAAAGTTGCTAAAAGTCAATTAAAGATGGATAGTAGTATTGTTGAGGCTACAAAGAAAGAAGCTAAAATAATTAACAAAACTGTTGAAAGTATTATTGAGGATAAAAAACAGATTAAACAATTGTTTAGTGAGGTAGCTGAAATAAAAGCAAATCCAAGAGTACAAATTCAAATTGATACTGTTAGGGATACTATTTTTGTTACAGAGAAGAAAAACTTTTGGGGTAAAAGTAAAAAAGACACAGTACAATGAAACAGTTTTTTTGTGATGAAAGCGGGAGGCTAAGCATGAAGCGTTTATGCGGATTGCTTTGTGTTATTGCCTTATGTGTGACTATGTATCATAACTCATTTAGCGAGGAACATACCGCGCCATCCGCAATATTGGTTGAATCAGTAGCTTTATTGGCTTTTGGTTGTTTAGGTTTAACCTCTGCTGAAAAAATATTTAAGAAAAATGAAACTATCTAAAGAACAAATAGAAGAATCCGTAAAGGCAAAAGGCTATGTTTGGTTTGATGGAGATAAAGATTTTGATGTAAATATTGTAGGTGTACGAAATTCTGCAACAGGTCAGAAAGTTACAAACGTATTTGACGATTTTATGACGCTATCTTACAAGGTAGATGGCGAATGGGAATTTCATTCATGGATGGCAACAACAGACCCCGGTACTAAAGGCGTTAAAGAGTTCCATAATGTTGCAGGGGTTGCAAGGCTTGTTGAAGGCCAATATAGAGGCTCTCATGCGATTGGTTTACATCAAGGTAAGTATGAAGCTTTAAGACAACAAAAGCCAGTTAAAGTTTATCGTGATGCCAATAAAGACATGACTTATGATGAATCAAAAATCCAAGAAGGCGTGTTTGGAATTAACATCCATAAAGCAGGGGTTGATTCAACTTATGTAGAAAATTGGTCAGAAGGATGCCAAGTATTTAAGAAGGCTGCTGATTTTGATGAATTTATGGCTATCATAAGAAAAGCTAAAGATATACATGGTAATTCATTCACATACACTTTAATTGAGTCTTCGGATATAAAGTAACTCATGATATGACAAGTGCAGGTTTATTACTTGTATTTGTCGGATGTTTACTAATATAGCACCATTTGCGGCGACGTTCATAAGATTTCAGAGAACTACTCCCATTTAATATTTCCGTACTTTTCTTTAGCTGACTTTTCCGCATCCGCAATTTGCTTTTTGCTCCATCCAAATCTTGGAAGCCACATTTTATGTTGACTATCAATCCAAGTGTGCTTATACATCAAACGAAATGGCAAATTGCACATCATCCAATGATAAACACTACTCATAATAGCACCTACCAAAAAGGCAGGTTTTTCGGCACCCCAAACCAATCTACAGACCCAAACCAAAGCGGAGAGGGTTATGTAAATTGTCAGGGTGATGAATATAAACGCAGTGAGGATCATTAGTTATTTCCTTTTAAATATCTTTTTACGTTTATCTGTTTCTATTGTTTCTGAATAGAACAGAATAGTTATGGGGATGATTAATGATATTACATTCATCGCCACAAATTTCTGAGTGAAGCCAAAATCAAACCAATAATATAGCAAATTAATAATCCATGAAATTAGCGCAAAGAATACTGCGGTATTTCTTTTTCCAATTAGTGTGAATATTAATATTGAGCATTCTAAACTAAATGCAAAAATCCAGGATATTATGTAATCTAAGTCTGTCTTTTTACTAATCATGTAAAAAACCTCTGATGCGTGTGTTATTTGTGTTAATAAGGCAAAACCTATTGTAATTAGGATAAATTTTTTCATAATTTAAATCCCTCTCTTTTTAACAATTTGTCAATCTCCTGCTCGATTAATCGAGTCTGGGCAATGCGTTTAGTTTTACTAATAGTTTTTAAAGCGGACCGCTTTTCATCGGTCAAGTAGACCGGAATTGATTTTAGTTTTTCACTCATGTGTTTTTTATTTCTACAAATATATAAATTTTATCAAAATCAAAATAAATAAAAAAAAATATCAAAATAATTTTTTTATATCAAAAATAGATTTATATTTGATCAGCAATTCAATGGAGGGTTGCACAAAACTTGCAAATCATGACACTTACAAAAACAATCGAAAAAGCAGAAAAAATATCAGGATCAAAAATTCAAAAGTCTGGTCATTTATTTTTTGTTGATTATAAAGGTTATACAGTTTCTTTTTTTCCTAATGGAAGATTAGAAGATGGTGTAGAAGCTACTAATTTTTATACTAAAAGAATTGATTTAAAAGATGATTTTAATTCAGATTATTTCGCAGGGACTTTTCATGATAACATTTCACAAGCCTTTAGATTTATAGATCGTAAAAACTAACCATTCCTGTTCCTGCAAGTCAGGAATCTGTCACTCCAACGCTCACAAGGCTTGGAGTTTTGGCAGTACTGGGATGTTCCGGATTAAAAACTTGCATACATGGAAATTATCATTTTTTTTATTATTATGTCGGCGGTCCTAATTGGACTTGCTGGATTATGTGACTACATAACTGACAAATACAAATGAACTTTGACGCGTATTATGATGACTTGTACGATAGGACAGAGACATCAGCAGAGCATTGCGAATACTGCAATGCACGAATTGAAAAATGTAAATGCCACAAGCACGATGATTACGATAGAAGGAGGGATGAAGAAAATGAATAATCTATTTGACAGATTGAAGCCTGAGTACAAGACACTATTGCAAGATCAAGCTGAATTTTATCCAAATGCTATTCCATTAATCATTGATGAACTTATAAAAGAAAAGTCTATTTTAGATTTACGCTACGGAACTGTCGGGTCCTTAGCATTGTACCTGAATGTAAAAAATTCAGGATTTACCGAAATTTCAAACTTATTTAACGAAAAATGAAAACATTATTAATCAAAACAACAATCCTTCCAAGTGGTGAGCGTATCACTTGGGAGGATGGAATGCCAGTTCATAAGACCAGGGAAGTACATTCTGACCAGTTTAATCAATGGCATTTTTATATCCAAAACGAAAATATTAAAATGCGAATGTGGGGTAAAATCATTAATCGGATTAAACTTGGTGGAGTATGTCACCAGGAAGGTCAGGAATCAGCTTTAAAGTTAGCAAAGGAAATTTTGAAATGATGCACTTTCACGAAGATCCTAACCCCGAATCAAACAGAGCCTTTTGGTTCTTAATGTTTGGCCTTATCTTACTCGCTATGTTTTTCGTTATTGAAATTTTTGTGAGGTTTTATTTGCAGGTAACATAATAATTTTTTAATTTAGATACACCGACTGGAAGCGGTATTAAAAACATCTTAAGAGCCTTATTTCGGGGGCGGATCTTCCAGTCCAAACCCGGTATAAGGCATTTTTATTTATAATGAGTACAGAAACAAAAAAACCAAATCTACCTGCAATAGTAAAAGATTTGGGACTATCCGTAAAGATGGATAGTTTAAACACCTTACTGAGCAGTACACCGCCGCAATCTTGGTTATCCGTTCACAAAGGTATTACCTACCAGCCTATTGATCGGGTAAAAAACAGCCTAATTACTATTTTTCAAGATTATGACTGGAGCATTAAAAATGTTCAAATTATGGCTAATTCTGTTTTAGTTTTTGGAACGCTATCGGTTATCAATCCGATCACCGGGCGCACTCGTAACGTAGATGGAGTAGGGGCGTGGCCTATACAGTTAAAGTCAGGTTCTACACCAATGCAGATTGAAAACATTATTCAAGATGCAATTCAAAAGAACGCCCCGGCTGCCGAAAGCTTAGCACTTAAGAACGCTGCATCTAAGCTGGGTAAAATCTTTACCGATGGCGGTTCTGATGTCGAGTTTAACGGAATGTACTCTAAGGATGTACCAATGGATGACATTAAAGCCTCACAATCATGATTATCACCGGACAACAAAACGAAAACCAACGTACCCCTGAATGGCTAAAGTCACGTATGGGGCGGTTCTCTTGCAGTCAACTGCACAGACTAATGACCGAACCAAAAGCAAAAGCCGATAAGGAAGCTGGCAAATTATCGGATGGCGCAATTACTTATGTGATGGAGTGCATTGCTGAAAAGCTAACTGGCAAACCAGCCAAAGAAGATTTTACAAGCAAGTACACCGATTGGGGCGTAATGCATGAACCTATCGCTATTGGTATTTACGAGGAAGTGTTTCAAACCAAAGTTACGCAATCGGGTTACATTCCGCATGGTGAGAACTTCGGCGGTTCGCCTGATGGGTTGATAGATGATGCTGGAGGCATTGAAATTAAATGCCCTTACACAATTACTGCTCATTTAGTACACTCCCTTACAACTGATTTAAAAGCGGATTACAAAGAATGTTACTGGCAAATTATCGGTTACATGATAATTACTGGGCGCAAGTGGTTCGATTTTATATCTTATCATCCCGAGTATCCGGGCAAATATCAATTCAAGCGTATTCGTTTAGAACGTGCAAATGTCATGCAAGACATTGAACTTGCTCAGGATAAAATTAACAAATCAACCCAATATTTAAACCTCATACTAAATTCAATCTAATGGGAAAACCAATGCAAGGCTCAATATGTTTGAGCGATCTCGGAGATGCTTACAAAGCTGGGAACTCCGCATTTAACAAGTCTGAAAAGAACGGCAAAGTCTACGCTAACATTGCAGTATGGATGAACGATCAACCTGATCAATATGGGAACATTCTATCA